GTCGTGGGCTCGGGCGAATCCCAACTTGGGGGTAACGGTCAACGTAGAGGAGCTGCGAGAGCAAGTGGCCAAGGCGCGGAGCTTGCCAGCGCAGCAAAACGCTATTTTGCGGTTGCGATTCAACCGTTGGACGCAGCAGGTAGACCGCTGGATAGACCTCGACTTGTGGGCGGCGAATGCCGAGGGCAGTGTGCCGGAGGCGGATCTGGTCGGGCGGCGGTGCTATGGCGGGTTGGACTTGGCGAGTGTCAGCGACCTGCTGGCCTGGGTGATGGCGTTTCCGAGAGACGGAGAGGACGCGGACGCAGTAGACATTGTGGCGCGCTTTTGGTGTCCAGAGGCTCGGCTACATGACAGCTACAACCGGTATCACGCGCAATATCAGGCTTGGGCGCGGGCCGGATGGCTCAAGACGACGCCAGGGGATGCGATAGACTACCGATTCGTCAAGCAGGGCATTCTAGAGGACGCGGCCAAGTTTCAGCTCGTAGACTTGAACATAGACCGGCTTTTTCAGGCGCACCAACTGGCCTCCGAGCTATCAGAGGAGGGGCTAACGGTTGTGGGCATGGGGCAAGGGTTTATGAGCATGGCAGCGCCGGTAAAAGAGTTTGAGCGGCGCTTGTTGGCGCGCAAGCTGCATCATGGCGGCAATCCCGTCTTGCGTTGGATGGCCAGCAATGTGGCGGTAAAACAGGACGCAGCCGGCAACCTGAAGCCGGACAAGGCACAAAGTCAGGGCAAGATTGACGGCATAGTGGCGTTGGTTATGGCGGTGGACAGAGCGATGCGCCACGGCCCAAGTCGCGCCTCGATATACGAAGGGCGCGGCATACTAACGCTGTAAAAGGAGGCGTCTAGTGGGGGTTTGGGACAACGTAAAGGCGCTCGTGGGCAGGCGGTCGCTGGAGAACCCGCAGACTCCGTTGACTGAAAAAGAGCTATTGCGGCATGTGTCTGGGGGGCCGACGCTGGCAGGTGCGACTGTAGACCAGCAATCGGCGTTGCGACTGGCGGCGGTGTTTGCCTGTATCAGGATTCTGTCCGAGACGCCGGCGTCGCTGCCTCTTTTGGTATACAAGCGGTTGCCTGGCGGCGGCAAAGACCGTGCGCCGGAGCACCCCTGCTATCCCGTGCTACATGATATGGCAAACCCCGAGATGACAGCCATGACACTGCGGGAGACGGTACAGGCCCATGCGGTAGGCTGGGGCGATGGGTATGCCTACATTAGGCGAGAGCACGGCTGGGTAACCGAGTTGTGGCCCTTGCTCCCACAGCGCACCCGTGCGATTCGCAAAGACGGCGAGCTGCGCTATATGGTCACGCTCCCGAACGGGGATAGCGCCGAACTCCCTGCGATAGACGTTTTGCATATCAGGGGGCTAGGTTTTGACGGCCTGCGTGGGTACAGCCCTATAGCTCTTGCACGAGAGGCCATTGGCCTGGGATTGGCGGCTGAGGAGTTTGGGGCGCGGTTTTTCGGGGCTGGCACCAATCTGGGGGGCGTGGTAGAGCATCCTGGCAAGCTGGGCACCGAGGCGCACAAGAATCTCAAGGATTCGCTGAGTAGCAGCTATCAGGGGCTGGGCAAGTCGCACCTGTTGCTGATTCTAGAAGAGGGCATGAAGTTTCAGCGGTTTGGGGTGCCGCCGAATGAGGCGCAGTTTATCGAGCTGCGCAAGTTCCAGATAGCCGAGATAGCGCGGCTGTTTCGCATACCGCCACACATGATCGCCGACCTGGAGCGGTCTACGCACGGCAACATCGAGCACCAGGCGATAGACTTTGTGGTGCACACACTGCGGCCCTGGTTGGTGCGCTGGGAGCAAGAGATCAATTACAAGCTCTTTACGCCTCGGGAGCGCCGCGAGCACTTTGCAGAGCACCTGGTGGATGGCCTTTTGCGGGGGGATGCGCGCAGCCGCTCTACTGCGCTGGCAACCTTGAGACAGAACGGCATCATCAATGCAGACGAATGGCGTGCGCTAGAGAACATGAATCCGCAACCCGACGACATGGGCAAGGTGTTTTTGGTCAACGGCAACATGGTGCCGATCTCGTATGCGGCGAGCAAAGAGCCAAGCGCCGGGCCCGTCGGTGAGCGCCATGTGGTTCGCGAGGCGCGGGCGGTATCGTCTCGGGAGCGTATTGGGCGCAGCTTTCGACCGCTATTCCAGGACGCAGCCGAGCGGGTGGTGCGTCGTGAAAAGGCCGACATTTTGCGTGGGGGCGTAAAGTTGCTGGCCGAGCCCACGGCGGCCCAGTTTGAGAATTGGCTGAGTGAGTTCTACGAGGCTGCGCCGACCTGGATCAGCCGGACAATGCGGCCTGTTATGCGCAGCTATGCGGAGGCGATACAAGCCGAAGCCGCGTATGAGGTCAACGGGCCTGCTGGCATGACGCCGGAGCTTGAGGCGTTTGTCGCACAGTATCTGGCAGCGTTTGTGGCGCGCTATACGGGGTCGTCTGCGGGCCAGTTGCGGCAACTTGTGCGCGAGGCGCTGGAGGCCGGAGAGGACGCGGCAGAGGCGGTGACGTTGCGGCTAGAGGACTGGGAGCAATCGCGTCCTGGCAGGGTTGCCGTCAACGAAGTGGCGCAAGAGGGGAATGCCATAGCGCGGGAAGTCTTTGTGGCGGCAGGGGTGACGCGACTGCGCTGGCAGAATGTAGGGTCAAAAACCTGTGCGATCTGCGCAGAGATGGACGGCAAGACAGTGGCGATCCATCGGCCCTTTGTCCAGGACGGAGAGGTGCTACAAGCGGAGGGGCAGTCGGACATGCAGATATACAGGCCGGCCTTGCACCCGCCGATACATCATGCGTGCGTGTGCCAAGTTGTCCCGGGATGATGGGGAGGTCAAAGTGGAACTAGAGCGGAGAGACGTGCTGGTCGCGGAGGTACGGCTAGACGATGCTACTGGCGGGCTGCAAAAGGTGCGTGGGTATGCGGCGGTGTTCAATCGCTTGGCCGAGGGGATGCCTTTTCTAGAAGAGATTGCGCCTGGGGCGTTTGCAAAGACGTTGGCTGACGGCGCGGACGTGCGTTTGCTGGTCAATCACGACGGGTTGCCGTTGGCGCGCACGAGGTCGGGAACGCTGACGCTGGCAGAGGACGCTAAGGGGCTCTTTTTCGAGGCAGAGCTAGACGTTAGCGATCCGGATACGCAGCGCGTTTTGCCCAAGTTGCGGCGTCGCGACCTAGACCAGATGAGCATTGGGTTTATAACGATCAGTGACCGCTGGGAGCGGCAGGAATCTGGCAACAAACGCACGTTGCTAGAAGTGGCGCTGTACGACATTAGCCTGGTAACGTTTCCGGCCTATCCGCAGACCAGTGTGTCATTGCGGACGGCGCAACAGGTGTACGACTCTTATGTCGCGGGCCAGCAGGAGCTGGGTAACGCGGCTGAGATAGAGCGGGAGCGGGCGCTCCGTGCTCACCGAGAGCGGTTTCTACAACTAGAATTGAGGAGATGATACGATGTGGGACATTGTAGAGAAAAAGCAGGATCGGCGCGCGCTCTGGGAGCAGATGCAGGCGCTGAATGCCAAGGCGGGTGACGAAAAACGCGAGTTTACGGCTGAGGAGCAAGAGCAGTGGAACAGAATGGACGCGGACTTGTCCAAGCTGACCGCTGTTATCGAGCGCCAAGAGCGCCTGCTCGCTATGGAGGACAAAGAGGCCGATAGGGTTGCGCAGGGCATCAAGCCTACTGGCGTGGCGACGCCGCAAGACGACGCCTACGACAAGGCGTTCCGGTCATGGCTGGCCTTTGGTCACGAGGGGCTTACGCCGGAGCAACGCGGCTTGATGCAGGCGCGGTTTGTCGAGAATCGCGCTCTGGGCGTCGGGGCTGGCGCGACTGGCGGGTTCCTGGTACCGCAGGGATTCTACCAGCGCATTATCACGTCGCTCCGAGAGGTCGGGGGCATCCGAGACTCGCGGGCGTACATTATCCCGACCGCCACGGGCAATCTCTTGCCCATCCCGACAACCGATGATACGGCCAATAGTGGCGTGCGCATTGCTGAGAACACGGCAATCACTGCTCTGGCGACAACGTATGGGCAGCGAACGCTAGGCGCTTTCATGTACAC